AAGTTAGGCATTACTATCAGTGGCAGTAAGATTATGGCGCTCGATGTGGCAGATGAAGGCGTTGATAAAAACTCTATCGCTGGTCGTCATGGCGTATTGCTCAATCACTTAGATACATGGAGTGGTAAAGGCTCAGATATTTTTGCCACGTCTAAAAAGGCAGTTGAGATTACAGCCGACAGTCAATCAGAATACTTTTTGTATGATGCTGATGGATTGGGCGCCAGTGTCAAAGGCGATGCTAGGGTGGTTAATGAGCAACGCAAAGACTTACCTGATGTTGATGCTCATCCATTTAGAGGTTCAGCCGGTATCTATAAGCCGGAGCGTGAGGATATCTTAGGCAAAAAGAACAGCGACGCTTTTGATAACTTCAAGGCTCAAGCAGGGTGGGCACTACGCAAGCGTTTCTTAGTAACTCATAGAGCAGTGACCGAGGGTACTGCGTTTCATCCTGACGACATTATCAGTATTGATAGCACGCTCGATGAACTTGCCAAGCTAACCACTGAACTATCACAGCCTACCTACGCAAAAACCAATGCGGGCAAAATATTAATCAATAAGAAACCAAAAGGCACGCCATCGCCCAACCGCTTCGATGCGGTAATGATGGTGTTCGCTGACAACATGGTTGAAAAGAAAAACCGCAAGCAAAAATACGCCACTGCTGGCAAACGATATTATTAACAGGTGACAAGATGGCTATATTAGATTGGTTTAAGTTTAGGCAACAGCCGCTTGCTACCGAAGTTAAAAGGGCGGTGAGTGGTGGCTCGCTATACTCAGAGCAAGCTATCGACAAAATGAATAAGTTTTTTGACAGCTTGCTACGGGTAGATACTGACGAGGTGTTGCGAAAAGCGGGCATATCACGCCATCAATTATCGGTACTACTATCTGACGACGAGATTGACGGTAAGATTGAAACGCGCAGTGATAACTTGATGCAAGCAAAATACACGCTGTCAGATGGTGATAGCGATGTATCAACGTTTATCTATGAGCAATTAGATTTGCATCTTGAATCTATTTTGACCGCCTCACTCAACGCTAAGCTGTTTGGTTATAGCGTGACCGAGGTTGTGTGGGATGAATACGCTAAGAAGCAGACAGGCATCATTCAGCCGTTATCAGTGGTCGAAAAGCCGATGCAATGGTTTGAGCCAAAGAACGATGGCCGCTTGATGTGGTATGCCAACAATTACGAGCAAGGCGTGACCGTTGACACTAAGTACAAATACTTATTGCAGCAATACAAGCCGACCTATGCAGAGCCAAAAGGTAAGGCGCTGCTTAGCCGTGTTTACTGGCTATGGTACTTCAAGACGAACGGTTGGCGCTTTTGGTCAAAGTTTTTAGAGCGTTTTGGCAGCCCGTTGCTCATTGGCACAACAGATGGTGAGCCGCAAGCATTAGCCGATGCGTTAATGGCAGCACACAATCAGTCGGTTGTGGCAATGTCAGAAGGTGATACGGTAAACGCTATCAATGCGAGCAGCAATGGTGAGGCGTTTAAATCGTATGATGACGCTATCAATAAGCGCATTGCTAAGTACCTGCTAGGGCAAACGCTCACAAGCGGCACGGAGACAGGCGGCACTTACGGGCAAGGTTTAGTCCATCAAGACCAACAGCAACGCATCTTAGATGGTGATAAGAAATTTGCAGCTCGCTATGTGCAGCAGTTTATTGACACTATCTGCTTATTAAATGGTTACGAGCCTCCGGCGTTTAACTTTACCTTTGAGAAAGGGTTGCAGCCTGAACGCGCAGAGCGTGACAGTAAGCTATTCAATCAAGGCGTGAGGTTTGACGAATCATACTACATTGACGCTTACGATTTTAAGCCTGAGTATATTAAGGTGGTTGAGGATAGCGCGGCACCAGTTATGCAGCTATCGAGTAAGCCTGTGCGAGTGCTACAGTTTGCACAAGATGACGATAGTGAATTTACAGACGAGCAGCAAGAGCTTGAACGAGTCGCAGATGGTGCACTAAATGCGAGCGTACAGCCGTTTGATGTGAATAAGGTGCTAACAGCTATCGAACTTGCTACTGACGCAGAAACGCTAACACAGGCACTATTTGATATGGTCGGTGACAGCTTGGCGCAAAGTGAGTTTACTCAGTTAGTTAATACCGCGTTGATGGTCGCTGATGTGCATGGTTTTGCTGATGAATCGAGCGAGGTTTAACCAATGGCAACGACAACAGCAGGATTTGACGTACAGTTTATCGAAGCCATTGCTTACGCTTTAAATCGTAACGTGGTTCTACCTGATAATTACTATAACGTCATGACACCCTTTCAGCGTCAGCAAGCGGTATCTATCGCAGGGCTTGCACAGACTGAGCAGATTAAGCATGTGATGGCGCAAGTTAATCAGCAGTTGATTGATGGCGGTACGTTTGCAGACTTTCAAAAAGCGGTTAAGGCGGGCGATATTGATATTAATCTGCCAAAGCATCGGCTGGATAATATCTTTAGAACGAATATACAAGGCGCTTATGGCCGTGGTCGATGGTATCAGCAGCAAGAAAACAAGGTTGAGCGCCCATACTTGATGCGTGACGGCATTAATGATATTAGACAGCGTGACTCGCATAGAAAAATGGACGGCGTTGTAAGACATATCGATGACCCATTCTGGAATGAATTTTATCCGCCGGATGGGTATCGCTGCCGGTGCATAGCGCGCTCACTCACCAAGTCGCAAGCTGAATCAAAAGGTATAACAACTGATGAGGATTTACCGAACATTCCCAATACTGAGGGATTTGGCGGCAATCCATCACAGTACAATAATCGCATGACAACATTAGTCAACAACAAAATAGCCGAACTTGCTATCACGCACTACAAGCAGTCGGGCGCGATATTAGAAGCAAGGCAGCGGATTGAAGCAGCCATCACAGTGATGTTGGCACAGCCGATGCCTGAGCTTGCAGCTATGATTGATGAGGCTAAGGAGTTGATTGAGGAGCAGGGCGAATGAATAAGCGTAAACGAATACTCAGAGCCATTATGCTGCTGATAGATATAGCCGTCGTCACTTACTCAAAGCGACGTAAAAAAGATAAACGCGCTATTAAAGAGTAACAAAGTATTTCTTATATGTTGTCCGTAGTAATACGAGATAGTCTGTGATAACACGAGATAGGACGATGTGGTATATCGTGCAGCCCTTTAAACACGTTTGGTTGAGCCGTTTGAGTGCTACAATAAAACCTCACTAACAAGGGGTTTATTATGTTTACTTACGAGAATGGCAAAGTGTTTGAGAGTGAGGCTTGGTCTAAGGTGCTGGGCGCTACAGAGCAAAATAATGGCGGCGATTGTGCGAAAGCTCTTGATGACTTAGGTTTTTACTTATCGTCTGAGTATTACCCTAAGCAAAACATTGAGGGGTTAGGCTTAGAGATTTACGCTAGCAACTGCGCTCACCCAATGTCTAAAAAGTACAGCTTCTTGGCGGCTATGTCGGCGTGTGATACATCTATGCAGTACGTACTGATTGAGGATATATTTTTGCTTTGGAAGTTCTTAGCTGAATACCTACCAGTTATCAAGTTAGCTAATGAGACTATGATTGATAGGGAGACTCATTATGAATAAAGCTAACGAAGTTATCCTAATGGATTGCGTAGACCTAGACGAGCTGCAAAAATACAAAAAATACCTCAAAGAGGATAATATCTCGTTCCATTTAGATATAAAAACCGATATACCTAACTTTGATGGTTATGATGATGAGTGCTATAAGTTTTACATAGAGTCAATAAAACTTGATTACATCAAAAGGTGCAAAAAACCTATGATGATAGAGGTTCATGGTAATGGCGTAGTCAAGCGAATATCTGATAGCAATGGCGGTACATGGCACAGGCTTTTTGACCACGTTAACGAGAAAGGTAAAAGCTGCTGCATTTGGCTAAAATCTAGTTGGAATGATAGCGAATATTTACACAACAATCATTATTACGTGCCGCTATATTACGATAAAGACTCTAAGCTTGGATTGGAGTTAACTTAAAGCACAGATATACATAAACACAGCCACTCAATCGAGTGGTTTTTTAATGCCTGAACAACAGGAATAAATAATGAATAAATTTAACTTTGATGACGCGCCTAACAATGCTTACCAGTTTTTAGCAGGTGACGTTCAGACGCAGATTGAAAAGACGGGCGATAAGACTAAGCGCACGTTTAGCGGTATTGCATATCACGGCGGTCAGATTGATGACCACTGGTATTGGGGCAACCTAGTGTTTGATTTAGACGGTTTAGATTTGGCAAACGGTAAAGTGCCAATGCTAGTCGAGCATGACCGTGACCAGCGATGCGGCTTTATTAATAGCCATAATATCGGTGATGCCGGTCTAAACATTGAAGGCACGCTGCTATCAAACGAGCATGGTACAACCATTGCCAATGATGCCGACGAGGGTTATCCGTGGCAAATGAGCGTGTCTATTACGCCTAAACGTGTTGAGACAGTCGAGCAAGGCACAGTAACCGTCAACGGCCGTGAGTTTAGCGCACCAGTGACCATCTTTAGAAGTAATACAATTCGCGAAGTATCGTTTTGCGCTTTAGGTGCAGACCGTCATACCAGCGCACAAGTTTTTAACGAAAACCGAGACCACAAACCAAAGGAGTACAACGTGGATTTAGAAAAGGCGAAAGCCACTATCGAGGAGCTTAATGCGAGCCTAGCCGCCAAATCTGCTGAGTTACAGACGGCGATTGATGGTTTAGCACAATTTAAGCAAGCAAAGCGTGATTCAGATATTGAGGTATTGGCAGCCAAGACGGGGCATGAGTTTAGCGAGGATAAACTAACCGCGCTTAAATCAATGGATGAAACCAGCTTTTCAATGTTTGCATCAATGATGCCAGCTAAGAGCGAGCAAAAAGGCTTTCAGTTGCCGCAAGAATTATTTAATGAGCAAGCTACTCACGGCGTAAAAGCGCGTGACAACGGCGAAACTGGCAGTTTTGAGACCAAATTTAACGAATGGAGCGAAGCGTAATGGCTGAAATTACCCAAGATATTGCATACACAACGACAAATGAGCTGGTCATCGGCGTTGATGCCAAAACAAGCAACGTACTACCTACTACAGCGACCGCATACAAGCGCGGCGATGTGGTTGTGGTCAATGCTGCTACCAACGTAGCTACGCACCCTGAAACGGCAACAGGCTATCACGCTATCATTGCTCAAAACGTTACAGCCGCACAAGCGACCGCACACGCGGCGGCAGGCACTGAAATCCCTGTTTACGTTGGCGGTGAGTTTAACGCTTTTGAATGTTCGGTAAGTGGCACTAAGCTAAACAAAGCGGCTCGTCTGCTTGCCCGTGCTTATGCGACCAACGCAGGTCTATCATTAACTTTAAAATTGCCTGCTGGCATTGAGGATAAATAAATGAGTATTACTGTAGATATTAAAGGGCAGCCGGTTGAGCTGTTAGATACGCGCGAGCTTGCTATCTTTCACAATAAAACCACTAAGCTTAGCACATGGATTTTAGATACGTTCTTCCCAAATCGCCCAGTCTTTACTGGTAACAAGGTGGCAATGGGTGAGCTTGATACTAATACGCCTATCGCGCCATTGGTAGCGCCTAGTGTGCAAGGTCGCATCATCACTGATAAA